ATTAAACGATTGGTCTAAATTTAATATAAATAACAGAACAAAACACGATGCTTCTATAAGTTCTGGCTTAGCAATAATGGCTTGCAATAAAAATAAATATAGACCCATACCTACAATTACAAGAAAAACTTATGATCTTGGTTTTAAAAGATATAATAATAAAGGAACAATGTCAAAAATAATTGAATAAATGAAAATGTACACTAACTCAAATAGCGCCTTTCCTAGTCAGGTAGTACCGGATTATGAAAAAGCTTCGTTAGAATATGGTTCACAAGTGGCGCAAGCTATTGAGACAGAGTGGTTTAATCAAGGCCGAACTAATGGTAATAGATATCTTACTAGTTTTAATAATTTTCATCATTTAAGATTATATGCTAGAGGTGAACAACCTGTTCAAAAATACAAAGACGAACTATCAATAAACGGTGACTTAAGCTACTTAAATCTAGACTGGAAACCAGTTCCTATATTATCTAAGTTTGTTGATATTGTTGTAAACGGTATATCTAGTAAAGAATACGATATAAAAGCTTATTCACAAGACCCTGCTTCTGTCAAGAAAAGAACTATGTATGCAACTGCTGTTGCAGAAGATATGTTTGCTAAAGAACAAATCCAAGCTGCAGAAGATCTACTAGGAGTTCAATTACAAAGAACTAGTATTCCTCCAACAGATTTACCAGAAACAAAAGAAGAATTAGAATTACATTTACAGTTAAGTTATAAGCAAGCTATTGAAATAGCGGAAGAAGAAGCTATAACACAGACTTTAGCTAAAAATAAATGGGAGCTTACTAAAAGAAGATTAAATGAAGACCTTGTTGTATGCGGAATAGCGTGCGCTAAAACTAATTTTAATGTAGCTAATGGTATAACTTTAGACTACGTTGATCCTTCTTATTTAGTATATTCTTACACAGAAGATCCTAATTTTCAAGACATATACTATGTCGGTGAAGTTAAATCAATAACTATACCAGAGCTTAAAAAACAATTTCCTAATATTCCAGAAGAAGAATTACAAAGAATTCAAGAAATGCCTGGTAACAGGCAGTATATAACTGGCTGGGGTAACTATGACAACAACACGGTTCAAGTAATGTATTTTGAATATAAAACTTACATGAATCAAGTTTTTAAATTAAAAAGAACTGAAAACGGATTAGAGAAAATAATAGAAAAAACAGATGAATTTAATCCTCCACCAAATGATGGGTTTGAAAGAGTCGGTAGAAGTATAGAAGTATTATACACTGGAGCTAAAGTGTTAGGAACAAACACAATACTTAAGTGGGAGCTAGCAGAAAACATGACAAGACCAGCTGCTGATACTACTAAAGTAGAAATGAATTATTCTATAGTTGCACCAAGAATGTACAAAGGTAGAATAGAATCTATTGTAAGTAGATGCACAGGTTTTGCAGACATGATACAGTTGACGCATTTAAAAATGCAGCAAGTACTAGCTAGAATGGTTCCAGATGGGGTATTCTTAGATATGGACGGTTTAGCAGAAGTTGATCTAGGTAATGGAACAAACTACAATCCAGCTGAGGCGTTAAATATGTATTTCCAAACAGGTAGTATAGTCGGTAGATCGTTGACACAAGATGGTGATCCAAATAGAGGTAAAGTACCTATTCAAGAATTACAGTCATCTGCTGGTGGTCAAAAATTAGCAGCTTTAATACAAACGTATCAATATTATTTACAAATGATACGTGATGTCACGGGTCTTAACGAGGCTAGAGATGGTAGTTTACCTGATAAAGACGCTTTAGTAGGTCTTGCTAAAATGGCGGCTAATCAATCTAATATAGCTACAAAACACATAAATCAAGGTAGTTTGTATATTGCTTTAAAAATATGTGAAAACATATCTTTAAAACTAGCAGATGCTTTAAGTTATCCTTTAACAGCTAATGCTTTAATAGAAGGTATATCTATATATAATGTAGAAACATTAAGAGAGATATCTAATTTAAACTTACATGACTTTGGTATATTTTTAGAGCTAGAACCTGACGATGAAGAGAAAGCTCAACTAGAACAAAACATCCAAGTTGCTTTGCAGTCTGGAGGTATTGACTTAGAAGACGCTATAGATATTCGTCAAATTAAAAATCTAAAACTAGCAAATCAATTACTAAAACAAAAACGTAAAAAGAAATTAGCTAGAGAAAGAGCAAATCAAGAGAGAATGATAGCTGCTCAAGGTGAAGCCGCCGCTAAAACAGCAGAGCAAACTGCATTAGCAGAAACTCAAAAACAAGCAGCATTAACTCAACAAAAAGTTAGTATAGAGCAAGCTAAGTCTCAATTTGAAATAAGTAGAATGGAAACTGAAATGCAGATAAAAGCTAAATTAATGCAGCAAGAGTATGGTTATCAATTTCAATTAGCTCAAATAAAAACAGGAGCTGAAGGTTCTAAAGAAAAAGATATTGAAGATCGTAAAGATAAAAGATTAAAAATGCAAGGTACTCAACAGAGTAAATTGATACAGCAGAGACAAAATGACTCTAACCCTGTTGATTTTGAAAATACAGGAGAAAACAACTTAGGATTTAACATAGAAGAGTTAATGCCTAAAGTTTAATTATTTAATTATTTAATTATATTATATTATGTCAGAAAACACAACGACTCAAGAAGTCAAACAAGAAGGTGATTTTAAAATTAAAAAAAATAAAACACCAAAAAACTTAGGACACCTTAGTGGTAATGATCCTGTAAAAGTAGATTTAACAAAACCAGAAGCAACAGGTGAAATTACACCAGATGTTGTAAAGGTTGAAATACCAAAAGAAGATAATGCCATTCGTATCGGAGAAACAGGAGATGTTCCTGAAGAAAAACAAGCCGGAGATTTGGTTGAAGTGGACAAACAAATACAAGAGCCCAGCGAGGTTGTTGAAGAAGTCACCCCACTCCAAGAAATAACCGATGAAGAAGTTAAAGAGGTTAAACAAGAGGCTCAAGAGGCTGTAAGAGATCAACAGATCTTAGGAAAACCTTTACCGGAAAATGTAGAAAAACTAGTTTCTTTTATGGAGGAAACAGGTGGAAGCGTAGAAGACTACGTGGCATTAAACAAAGATTACTCTAAGCTTAATGGCTCAGAGGTTTTAAAAGAATATTATCTTAAATCCAAACCACACTTAGACTTAGAAGAAATAGCTTTCTTAATGGAAGATAATTTTAAGTATGATGAGGATGTAGATGAAGAGCGAGCTATACGTAAAAAGAAACTCGCTTATAAAGAAGAAGTTGCAAAAGCAAAACAATACTTAGAAAGTTCTAAGAGTAAATATTACGACGAGATCAAGTTGAGACCGGGCGTAACTCAAGAACAGCAAGAAGCGTTAAGCTTTTATGACCGATATAAAGAGCAGCAAGAAAAAGCTCAAGCACAACACGGTGATTTTAGAGATCGTACTAAAAGATTATTCAATAAAGAATTCAAAGGTTTTGATTTTAATGTGGGGGATAAGAAATTTAGATACGGTGTTAAAGACCCGGCTAAGGTAGGTGAAACTCAAGTAGATGTTCAGAATTTCGTAAGTAAGTATTTAGACAAAGACGGAAATATGACAGATCCAAGTGGGTATCACAAGGCTATGTACGCTGCAATGAATGCTGATAAACTAGCTCATCATTTTTATGAACAAGGAAAAGCTGATGGCATCAAAGGTGTTATTACAAATTCTAAAAATCCAGCACAAGACGGACCTAGGCAAGTTGCCGATGGAAATGTTTTCATAAATGGATTAAAAGTAAAGTCGATTAGTGGTTTAGATTCATCAAAATTAAAAATAAAAACAAAAAAGTTTAACTAATTAAAATTAAAATTATGGCTTTATCCCCACAGTTTGGAAGTTTAGTACCTTCTCAAACTCAACAATTACTTCAGCAGAACTATCTTACATTCGATGGTACTGCAGCTGGAAACCAAGGAAATTTTGCTCAGCAATATTTACCAGAGCTTTACGAAGCTGAAGTAGAAAGATACGGTAACAGAACGTTATCCGGATTTTTAAGAATGGTAGGCGCTGAAATGCCTATGACTTCTGATCAAGTAATTTGGTCTGAACAAAATAGATTACATATATCTTACGCTGATTGCTTAATCGTTCCTAATGCTGCAGGTGTTGCTAATCTAGGTATTGATATAACTAATGGTGGTGCAAATACGCAAGTATCAAACGTTGTTTCTCCAGCTGCAACAGTTGTCGTTATGGACGACTTTGGTGGTGAATTAAAATGTTTCGTAGATGCTTCAAATGGCGCAACTGGTATTATATCTGTACAACCTTATACTGCTGGTAGCTTAGCTGGTTTAACTGGTTTAGTGAAAGTATTTGTATACGGTTCTGATTTCCAAAAAGGACAGAGCACGATTCAACCTGCTGCTGCACTTGGTGCAAACGCGATTGGAGCTGCTAACCCTATGATTAGTGTGAACCCTGCGTTTACTACTTTTAGCAACAATCCTATTATCATTAGAAGCCAATATTCTATTAATGGTTCTGACACTGCTCAGATCGGTTGGGTAGAAGTTGCTACTGAAGATGGAACAGGTGGTTACTTATGGTATTTAAAAGCTGAGTCTGAAACTAGACTACGTTTCGAAGATTACTTAGAAATGTCTATGGTTGAAGGTGAACTTAAAAACGCTGCATCTCCTATTAATGGAGCTGTTGGTGTTGGTATCATTGGTACTGAAGGTTTATTTGCTGCTATTCAAAATGGAGGTAACGTAGAAGTAGGATTTACTGCTGCTGCTGGTATCGACGCTTTTGATGCAATACTTAAAAACCTAGATACTCAAGGAGCTATTGAAGAAAACATGTTATTCTTGAACAGAAACACTGCTCTTGATTTTGACGATATGTTAGCTTCTATATCTGGAGGTTATGCAGGTGGTACTGCTTTTGGTCTTTTCGAAAACTCTGAAGAAATGGCATTGAACTTAGGATTCTCAGGATTCCGTAGAGGTTCTTATGATTTCTATAAGACAGATTGGAAATACTTAAACGACGCTTCAACGCGTGGTGCAATGACTGGTCCTGCTTCAATTGAAGGAGTATTAGTTCCTGCAGGTACTTCTACTGTTTATGACCAAATCTTAGGTACAAATATTAGACGTCCTTTCTTACACGTAAGATACAGAGCTTCTCAAGCTGATGACAGACGAATGAAATCATGGCTAACTGGTTCAGTTGGTGGTGCGTTTACTTCTACGTTAGATGCAATGGAAGTTAACTTCTTATCTGAAAGATGTTTAGTAACTCAAGCTAGAAACAACTTTGTATTATTCAAAGGTATCTAGTACATTAATGTAATTCTTACCCTCGTTATATCAACGGGGGTAATTATTACTTTTATTAATTTTATTATATTATATCATGGCAAAAAAAGAAAAAATCCAACAAACTGGTTGGGAAATAAAAGATAGAAGATATTTTTTAAAAGATAACTCTTCACCACTAACACTAACAATACCTAGCAAGCATACAAAAAAGCATGCTTTACTATGGTTTGACGAGGAAACAGGATCTCAAAGAGAATTAAGATATGCTACAAATCAATCGTCGGTATTCGTAGATGAACAAAAAGGTGAAGCAACAATGGGGCATATATCTTTTACTGATGGCATTTTGCAAGTTCCAAAAGAACAACAAGCTTTGCAAAAAATGCTATCTATATATCACCCTTTATTAGGTAGAAAATACCTAGAACACAAACCTCAAGCAATCGCTCAAGATCAATTAGCTGATTTAAATATAGAAATAGATGCATTAAATGCTGCTAGAGAAATAGAAATAGATCAAGCTGAAGCAATCATGAGAGTAGAGATTGGCTCTAGGGTTAATAAGATGAGTTCTAAAGAACTTAAAAGAGATTTATTAATATTTGCTAAAAACAATCCTAAGTTATTCTTAGATTTAGCTAATGACGAAAACGTGATGTTGAGAAACTTTGCGGTTAGATCAGCTGAACTTGGAATAATTTTATTGTCTCAAGATCAAAGGCAAATATCCTGGGCGTCTAACGGTAGAAAACTAATGAACGTTCCGTTTGATGAAAATCCTTATTCAGCTTTTGCTGCTTATTTAAAAACAGACGAAGGTGTAGAAGTATTTAAATCAATAGAGAAAAAAATGATTTAACAGGTGATTATAATAATGGGTGATCACTTTGTGGTCACCTAATTATTAAAAAAAAAACATATAATGGCAATAAACGTAAATCAAGTTTATCAAACAGTTTTACTTATTCTCAATAAAGAACAAAGGGGATATTTAACTCCTGATGAATTTAATAGAATAGGCGCACAAGTGCAGCTTGAGATATTCGAGTCTTATTTTGAAGATTTAAATCAACAATTACGCGTGCCAGACAACGACTCTGAATACTCAGATCGTATAAAAAATACGCAAGAAAAAATTGCGCTCTTCCAAGAAGCCGGCACGTGTCCTTACGTAGGCCCTTATTTTGGCGTACCAACAGTATCAGGTACTACCACATCTCAAACATTCAACACAACAACAGCTCAGCAATATGTAGTAACTACTATTACAGCAGACGAACTAGACGCTGGACAACCAAGCGTTACGTTAGAAGACGCTAATGGTGTTCAACAACCTTTAGCTGAATTTACTGATTGGACTATATCTGGTCTTACGCTTAGTTTGACTAATATACCTACAGCTGGTAGAGCTTTAATATTAACAGTAAATGAGTTTGATTTTTACAAACTAGGAACTGTTATACACAAAGATGAAACACCCGTTCAATATGTTCAACCTAACGAATTATTAGAACTAAATTTATCACCTATAACAAAACCATCTACTTCTTTTCCTGTTTATAGATATAAAGATAGACAAATATTTGTATCACCATCAACTATACAAAGTGACTTATCTTGTACGTACTTAAGAAAACCACTAAATCCAATGTGGAATTTTACAGCAACAGCTCCAGCTTATCAATACATTTACAACGCTGGTAGTTCTGTAAACTTTGAATTACATCCAACAGAGCAAACTGAAATAGTGCTAAGAATATTAATGTATGCTGGTGTCATAGTTAAAGATCCACAATTAATACAAAGCGCGGCTCAACAAGTTGCTATGGATAATCAAAACGAAAAAATATAAAACATGGCTATACAACCTCCAAATAACGGATTACTAAACGAAACTGGTCAACAATACTACCAAGGTGCTGAAGGTTTTGTAGGTGATGGGGCTAATAGAACTTTTCCTACAACTTTTGATACTGACTTATATTTAGGTAATTGGAATCCTAACACTGAAAATTATGCGTTAAATAATTTTAAAGTATACACTAGCGCTAGCGGTTCTCCTGGATCTTGGTCTGAATACATTACAGAGTTTTCTATTTCAGGTAATTCAATTGTCTTTCCGGCTAATGCAATACCTGCTAATGGTCTGTATATAGTAGTTCAATTAAAAATATTAGATGGTGGTAAATATGGCTCTACACCTGCTGAAAAAGCATATGGTCAAACCGTAGAAGATAATTATGGTAGTTATAAATATGTAAAACTAGTTGATATAGTAAATAACTTTTTGGTAGGATATGTTGGCACTGGTAAATTACTACCAGATGCTAAAAGAACAGATGTTATTTTTCATGCAAAGAGAGGTATGCAAGAATTTAGTTATGATACTTTAAAAAGTATTAAATCTTCTGAGTTAACAATACCAGAAGGTTTAACTCTTGTTCTTCCTCAAGACTACGTTAATTATGTAGGTATGTCTTGGATCGATGGGCAAGGAGTAAAAAGGCCTATATACCCAGCTAATAATTTAACAATAAGTCCTTTCAACACTCAGCTACAAGATAGTCAAGGAATACCTACACAAGATAATTTTGGTAATGATTTAGAAGGAACATCTATAGTTCAAGAAAGATGGCATAGTGCTAATGACAAGTTAATAAACGGTAGTTGGACAATGCAAGATTTCACTAATGATTTATGGGCTTACAACTGGGACTACCCAGGTTCTTTCTTTGGTGCAACAAGAGGTCAAATGTATGGAATGGATCCTCAGTATTCACAGTACAATGGCTGGTTTAATATGAACGAAAGAGAAGGTAAAGTATCTTTTTCAGCAAACTTAAAAGACAAGTTAATTGTTTTAGAATATATATCAGATGGCTTAGCCACTGATCTAGATACTAAATTACCTAAACTTGCTGAAGAAGCAATGTACGCTTACATACTCTACTCTATAATATCTACTAGAGCAAATCAACAAGAGTATGTAGTTCAAAGATTAAGAAAAGATAAAAGTTCAAAATTGCGTAATGCAAAAATAAGATTATCTAATATAAAGCTTGAAGAAATAGTACAAGTAATGAGAGGTAAATCTAAATGGATAAAATCATAATACATGGCAGAAGCTAAAAATACTTTTCTAAAATCCAAGATGAATAAAGATCTTGATGATAGAATATTACCTAACGGTGAATATAGAGATGCTCTGAATATATCTGTAGGTAGATCAGAAGACAATGATGTTGGTTCGCTTGAGAATATACTAGGTAATTCTTTAATAGCGGCTACAGCCTCTAGCAATGCTAATTTAAAATGTATAGGTAAGTTTGAAGATGAAGTTGGTAATAGAATATTTCAAATATTAACAGACTACACAGACACAGATGCAACTTGCCAAACCGTAAATTACCCATCAGCATCTACAGCTGTAGAAATGAAAATAACTGTTTTTGATCTTAACAATAACACTTATAGTACCTTAGTTCAAGGCAAGTTTTTAAATTTTGCTAAAAATAGATGCTGGCAAGTTACAGGAATAAATTTAGTAGAAGATTTATTGTTTTGGACAGACAATAGAAATCAACCTAGAAAAATAAACGTAACAACAGCTATAGGTAATCCTAATTACTACACCGAGGAAAGTCAAATATCTGTTGCTAAGTACATGCCACAAAAAGCTCCTGAGCTTTACAAGGAAGTAGACACTACTGTTGTAACAGTTACAAATACTAAGAATTTTATATTAGAAACAGTTACTGGTATATCTGTTGATATGTTTGTAGTTTCTAATGCTGCTCAAAATGTAGGATCAGAAAGTATACTTGGTAGTGAGTACATAAGGGTAACAGCTATAGATGCAACTACAAATACCGTAACTATTAATGCAGATCCAGCTACAGCTGTTGTTGTCGGGCAAAGACTTAGGTTTATTGAAACCACAATGACAAACGAAAGTGGTGATACTAGTTGGCCTGGTGATCCTAGATATTTAGAAGATAAGTATGTTAGGTTTGCATATAGATTTCAATTTGATGATGGTGAGTATTCTTTAATGTCTCCTTTTACTCAGATAGCATTTATACCTCAACAATCTGGATTTTTTCTAAATGGAAATGAAACACAGGCTTATGAAAGTACTATTGTTAAATGGTTTGAAAATAATGTAGATAACGTTAAATTAAGAATATCTTTACCCGGAGTTGGTACAAATGTAAACTTAGGGGGTAGTGTTTCTAAGAATGTTCTTACAGAATATAAAATACAAAATATAGACATACTATATAAAGAATCAAATGGCTTAGTAGTTAAAGTTTTAAAGACTATATCAGGTACTACTATGGCAGCTGAAATGGACGAGGAGATTTATGTTTATGAATATCAATCTGAAAAACCATATAAAACACTTACTGAAGGACAAACAACTAGAGTTTATGACAAAGTACCAGTCAGAGCGTTAGCTCAATCTATTGCTGGTAATAGAGTTATATATGGTAATTTTAAAGACAAGCACACACCCTACAATACACTTGACTATAACTGTACGGTTCAAGAAAAAAATGACCTATATACTTCTTGGGCAGAATACCCTAATCACACAATAAAACAAAACAGAACTTATCAAATAGGTTTTGTTTTAGCAGATAAATTTGGAAGACAATCTTCAGTTATTCTATCTACATACGACACGCTTTCCTCAACTCAGGGTAGTACTATATTTGGTGGGTCAACTGTTTTTCACCCATATTATGACGCTAATGACTCGCTAGATGTAAAGTCTTGGTTTGGTGACGCAGCTTTGCTTTTATTAAATCAAACAATAGGTGATTTTACAATAGGATCTTCAGACCGTAATTTAGCTACGGGTGCTCCAGGTATATATGGAGAACCTCAAACATCTTGGGTTGTAGACAACAGCACTAATGATTCTTTAACTTACAACGCGGGTACTAATAGGTGGACATTAAGCTTCTCTACACCAACTATAGGTTCTTTACCTACAACAGACATGTATTTAAGAGGTGAATATGTAGACTACACTCAAGTACTAAGTATTAGTAGCGCAGCAGGGG